CGACAGCCAACAATCAGTCTACGTCAATCAAACGCTCTACTACCGAACGCCGCTCAACGTGTTACGTGTGCTCCTATACGGATGCTTTTTCCACAGCGGTATTTCTAAACTGGCCCGCTAACCTTATGTGTTGGATTGTTTTGCCTTGATGGTGTGTTCTAGCAATGCCTGTCGTAACTTGTCTGATCCGCCAACTCTAACATTAATAATACCGTTGTAATAATCATCTCTCTCTAATACACGGCGGTCAAACTGTTCTCGTGCCTCTATGTAGGACATTTCCCCACGGCCTTTGCATAGGTATAGTATTTCTCTTGTGAAGTTTTCTGGGCCTAGTGCTTCAACATCAGCTTGTAGTCTATCAGATGATCCCCAATAGTCACGCCAATCTGATTCTTTATAGCCTCTGCGTTTGTTCTTCTTGCCTTTGAGTGGTGGCTTTGTAGTCTTAAACTTTGCTAATTTTTTGCCTATGTACTTTTGCCCAGTGGTAAGATTGGTTATGAGATAAACAAATCCTTCATACTCGTCAGGTATTATATCAATTTGTTTTCCTTCATAAGTCCACTGCATGAACTTACTTACCGATGCCTATTTTATTTTTTGTCTTTTCTGGTTTGGTGTATGTGCCTAATTTCTTTGTTTCTTTTGTCTGCCAGTGTTCGAACTTTTCTTATACATTGCTGTACAATAGCATACGAACGCACAGATTTTTTACGCTCCCAAACTTCGTTTGCAGCAAAATATTCTAAATATGCCTGTACTAGTTGATCGTGTATATCGTCTTCCATTATGCCTTACTTAATTTAAATTTGTAAACACCGTTGTTAATATTTTCTGGTAAGAAATTAAAAGCAATGCTAATTCTATTGTCACCTAGATTTGGACCGTACCCATGTTCTAAGTTTGAAGGCCAAATTAATAATTGTCCTTCAGTTAAGTTTGGCGGTTGCCAACCTAAAGAATTTAAATCGTTAAATTCAAAAGGACGTATCATTAAATAGGGCAACTGTGTTTGTTTATGCCTGTTATTTTGAAATTCAATAGGACTATGTATTTTACTGTCGTAATTAACATAATAAGTTGCACTAAGAAAACTGTTTCCGTGATTGTGCATAAACTGATGATAGTTTGTGTCAGTTTGATTGATCCATGATTCTGTAATAATATTATTAACTTCGTATCTCATTAATTCTTTACAATACGAATTTGCACTGTTGATTAAAAATTTTTTAAAGTCCTGAAATATATCAAAATCTAAATAATTGGAATTTCCTTCAAAATAATGCTTTGAATTTAGTACTTTGTCAACTCTAACATCGTCTGTTGTATCTAATAAATTCAACAAGTCATTTTTAAATTTATTATGATTTTCGTATTCAAATCTAGCAACAGTAGTTGGAAATAAAGTAAAAAAATCAGTAAGCATTAATCAACTACCTCTAAATCGTTTGCGTAACTAGTAAAGCCGTTTTCTTTTACAACTCGTAAAACATGATTTACTCTTCCTACTAATTCGTCTTTGTGACTAATAAGATAAATGTTTTTTCGACGTTCTCTTGCCATCTTTTTAAGTACTCCGAGAGAGCCTTCGACACCAGCGGTATCCATACCGCTATCGATGAGTTCATCAATAAACAATAGATTAATATTTTGGTATAAACTTTCCCAAACATCGCGGAATGCAAAGCTCAAACCTAGGATAAGTCTATTACGTTCCCCTCTTGAAAGATTATCAAAGTCTAAGTCTTGTCCTAGTTGAGTAATCTCTACATTTAAATCGTTTTGGAATGCTACTTGGTGTGGTAAGCCTAGTTTATCAAGATAATATGTTAGCCGATTGTTTAAATATGCAAGATTTTGATCAATAATTTTTTTACGAATAAAACTATCTTTGTTTGTTAATAGTTTTAGTAGAAATTCTTGATGATCTTTGTAAGTCTCTAAATCATTTACATTAGACCAATCAATATCTTGTAATGCAGTTTCTTTTAAATCATCAATTTGTACTATATAAGGATCATCTTCTTGCTCTTTACTTAGCAATGCTTGTTTTAAATTATCTACGTTGTTTCTGTGTTCGTATGCTTCTTTTGCAGTTTCATAAAATGTGTTAGGTCGTCCGTTAATATTGCCTATTTCTGCCAAACCTTTCATAACATCATCTAACTTGCCAGCAACTTCTGTTTGATAAGAAATTGCATCACTTAATTCTTTGTTTTTTCTTGCTTCAATTTCTGCTTTTTTATCTGCATGAAGTGCTTGTCCACATGTATAACAAGTAGCATCGTCTAATTCTCCGATGTCTTTTTCTGCTTTTTCTACACTCTTAGTGGCACGTAATAATGCACTCTCCAGTGTGCTTTTTTCTTTATTAAGAGCTGTAATTGCTGTGTTTAATTCAGTCCAGTTTGAAAGTTTTTCGTGTGAATCTAATTCTGCATCAATATCTAATTTTTCTAGCTCACTAATACCTTGCTGTAATTTTCTACAATCTTGTTCTTTTTTAGAAATCCATGCACGTTGTCTACTCAGTAGCTGTTCAATACTTGCTTCAATTTTTTCATTACTTGTTTGAATAGCATTAATTTTTAATGTTTCTTCTGTAATAGAATCTCTTGTATTTTTAATTTCTTCTTTTAATTTGTTTGCTTTTTCAGAAAGAATAGTAATACCTAACAACTGTTCGATAATATCTCTTTGATCGTTCGAACGCATTGATAAAAATGGCTCTGAATAGGTATTTAATGCAACAATATGTTTAAACATATCGTGACTCATACCTAGTAAATTATTAATGTCTAGCTGTGTTTGCCGACTATCACCTTGTGATTCGTCAGTTAGATCTTGCTCGTGATCATTAACAAAAAATTTAAGAATATTTGGAGAACGTCCCCGTTCGATCCTATAATCTTGACCATCTTTTTCAAAGTGAAGGGTGACCAACATTCCTTTAGAATTAGTCTTATTAATAAGATTATTTCGTTTAATGTTGGTCAGTGCTTGACCGTACAAAGCGTAGGATAATGCATTGATTATCGTTGTTTTGCCTGTACCGTTACGGGATCCAGAATCGTCACCTCCTTGGTCTAAGTTTTCGCCAAGCACTAGAGTTAGCTGTTCTCCGTTAAAGTCAACAGCTTGGGTTTGATTACCCACACTCATAAAGTTTTTTACAGTTAAATCCTTAATACGAATCATTAATGTTCTAGTCCATTATAGATGTCTAACAGCATCTTCTTGTTGTAGTTTTCTGTATCGAGTTCTTGTATTTCACCTGCAACAATTTGATCTACACTTTCAAATTGTTCAATGTCTAAATCTGTTGATATTTCTTCAATTTGCTTTTGCGGAATAAGAGTAATTTCTCTACAGCCATATTGTTTTAAGAATGTTTCTTTAATAAAATTTGATTCTTCAAAACTAATAGGTAAATCTAATGTAACACGAAGGTACATTTTACTTTTAATAAGTTTTTCTGTTTCGTCAATTAGTTGACTTAGTTTAACTGTACGATACTTAGGACAATCTGGCCAATTAATATATTCTGGTTCTGCATCATTTTCCTTGTCAAGAATCATCATACCACGTTCGTCGTCCCACGCATCTGCATAGTTGTGAGGAAATGCATTACCAATGTAATGTATTGAACCTTGCTTTTGTCGTTTGTGAAAATGTCCACTAAACACATACTTTTGATTTTTAAAGTGTTCGCCTTTAAGTTCGCCGTGATCTGGCATTTGTACCATAGCGTTCATATAAAAGTGTGGAAGTTCAAAATGTCCAAATATATATTTGGCTTTAATTTTTTCAATCTTTTTCCACTCGTCACCTACAAGCCAAGGAACAAGTGCTACATCATCTTCTTCAAATATTTCATCTACAAATGTAACGCCTGGAATGTGTTTCCCAAACATTGTTGAAGCAACTTCGCGTTTGTCTTTGTAATACAAATCATGGTTACCTACAAACATGTAAAATTTTTCAAAATTACTACCTAGTTTTTCTAAACTACGCAGTGTTGCATCCATTGTTGTAAGATTCAGACTGTTACGATTATGGTGCCAGTCGCCACAGAAAATAACAGTTTCACAATTATTCAACTTTGCTTGGTCGATAAACCAATCTACAAATTCTTCACAATCGTTGTTGTGAACTTTGCTGTTGCCTTTTAGACCAAAGTGTATGTCTGTAAAGACTGCCGCTTTTTTAAACAAAATAAGATTCCTCTACTAATTGCTATTATTATAGCACCTTAATTTTTAAATGTCAAACGAAAATTATGACTCAGAGTTTCTTTTTAGACTTGCTTCCCATTCTCCGGCGTGTTGTCTTGTAAACGATGGATTTAAATCATTCATTTCGAGGATATCGTCTCTAATGTTTTGATTGCGTTTTTCAATGTTGATAACACGTACAAATGAGTTTGTAACTGCTGCTGTATAGTAAGCAAAAGGGTTTTGGCTTTTAGACTCATCAAATTGTAATCCAATTTGTGCAAGTTGCAATATTGCTTGCCCTTTCATTTCGTCGTTGTACGTATAACCGCGAACATTGCCGCGAGTTGCATAACGATCTACTAATTTCATCCACATCATTGCAAGTTTATCAGTTGCTTTACCGTGATCTTTAGAAAAATGTCCGTTTTCCATACCGCCAATCCAATGACTTTTTCCAACTAACTCAAGTTCACCATCATCATTAAATTTGTAATGATGAAATGGAGGAAAGTTAAGTTTTGTTTTACGATCTGCTTCTGTTTTAGGATTTTTCTTACGACCGGGCTCTTCTGGAATGTGATCAAACGTCATAATTCGAAAAATAAGTTCTTCTTTTGTAATACTTTTATAATCAACTTCGCAGTCTGCTTGTTTTACCTTTTCTCCTGCCATTTTTCGTCTTTCGTAATCAGAAGTACTAAGACGTTTAGCTTTGTTTCGTTTTGCTTCGGCAATAGTCCTGATGTTAATTTTTTCAATATCAGGTAAAATTATATCATAATTAGCGTATTGTTCGTCAGTATAACTGCAAAATTTATTTTTTGATCTGTGTATTTCGAGTAAAATGTCTTTGTTGTTTAGATAATTCCTTGGTCTCATGGTATCTCCGTTAATAATATAGTTATTATAATATATGCAGTTAATTTTGTCAACTAAATACTAGTAGGAGATTACTATGGCATTATTCAGAGCATTTAACAATCTTGCAAACGCAGTAAGTAGTGCAACACAAAATTTTTCAAATGTGTCGTCTACCATTTCTTCAGTTTCAAGAAATTTAAACCAAACACTATCATCTGTCGGTTCCTCTAGTATTGGCGGTTTTTTAAAATCAACTCCTTTAGGTTCTGCTGTTGGACTAGCAAGCAGTGCGTTATCAAACATAGATAACATATTTCAAAATACTAGTTCTGCCTTTAATGTAGGGTCATCTATTAGGATGGCAGGCAATGCACTACAAGGTGTAACTGATGGTGCAAATCCTAGCAAGCCACAACCTACACAAGCAACAGTTTCATCAAATTCAGTTGCAGGTGAAAACGATTGGCGAGTTAGCTTGTCTGTTCCTACACAAATACAAGAAGGTATGGTTCTTGCTCCATTAAGAGAAACTGGACAACGAATGGTATTTCCTTTCACGCCAACAGTTATGTTACAACACAGTGCAAACTATAGTGAAATTGCTCCTACACATAGTAATTATGCTTTCCATGCTTACCAGAGTAGCAAAGTTGATGACATTACTCTTATGGGAGAGTTTTATATTGAAAATACAAGTGATGCATTATACTGGTTAGCGTGTGTACATTTTTTAAGAACAATGACAAAGATGTTTTATGGTAACGGCGCCCATATCGGAAATCCACCTTTATTGTCGCGTCTTAACGGATACGGAAAATACGTATTAAACGATATTCCTGTATTAATTAAAAACTTCCAAATTGAATTAGGTTCTGACATTGATTATATTCCAGCGACGATATCAGGAGATCCAAAACCAAATTATGTTCCTACTAGAAGTACTATAACAGTTACAGTTTCACCAAACTACTCAAGGAGAGCTGTATCTAAATTTGATCTTAAATCGTTTGCAAAAGGTGATTTTGTTAATAAACCGGAGGGCTTTGTATAATGTTATCTAAATTCGGACCATATGCTAATACAAAATTATTAGAGTCAGGATATCTAGATTTATTAAAAATACGTCCAGTTCCGGAATCTAAAAATGATATTCTTTACGAAATTTTGCCAGCTTATACACACCGACCAGATTTGTTAGCACACGACTTATACGGAAAAAGAGAACTTTGGTGGGTGTTTGCACAGCGTAATATGGATATTATAAAAGATCCTATATATGATTTTGTAGCAGGTACAAAGATATATTTGCCACAAGGACAACATCTTAGAGAAATATTAGGAGCATAATATGGCATTGACATTGTCAAGCATTTCTAAGGCAGTTAATACAGGACTCAATGATTTTTCTAAATCACTAAATTCTCAGTTTTCGAATGGTCTTAATTCATCTTTAAGAAATGCAAATTCTGCTGCATCACAATTAAACAATAGAATATCTTCTTTAAATTTACAAACTAGTGGAGTTAACAGCTTAGGAAATCAATTAAATTCTTCACTAGCTAGTGGTAATATCTCTGCAACATTAAATAAATTAAGTGGATCATTAAACAATACTCTATCTAGTGGGAATATTAATGCTTCTGCACTAGCTGGAGACTTAAACGCATCATTTAATAGAGTTAGTAGTGCATTAGGAAATTTTTCAGATTTAAGTGTTAATCCTAATAAAATTAGTTCAGCACTAAGTTCTAAGTTAGACGGTTTAGGTTTTACAAGTTTTTCTTCAGGCGGCACGTTTAGTTCAGGAACATTTGCAGATTCTATTAGTGCATTTAATCCTATAAAACTTGTAAGTCAAAATTTTCAAGAACTAGCCGGTGCTATTGGCGGCGAATTTGATAGAGCTAAATCATACATCGAAGGAGTTAAACTCGAAAATGATCCACTAAGTTTTTTAGGAGGTCTCCTTGGCTCATCAATTACTAGCAATTCGTCAGGAGGTTCTCTTTCTCAAACAGGTAATAGAATTCCAAATCCTTTAAGGAATTTTAATTCGTATAATTATATTGCTACATTAGGAATACTTGATTCGTCTCAATATAATAATCCTACTAGTTATAGAAACGGTGCAGATTTTAAATACTTTGTTGTAAAATCAGGTGGCGGATTAAGAACAACAGGATACAGCACAAGAGTTAAAACAAGAGATGAATTACCTGATAACGATGCAGAATATTATATTGACGACATTGATATTAAAGCAATACTTTCTCCAAACTCAAATACCGGTACTGCGTTAGGCACTAATATCGAATTTACTGTAACAGAACCTTATAGTATGGGAAAATACATTGAGGCACTGCTACTTGCATCGCAAAAGGCAGGCTACCAAAATTATGTTGATGCTCCGTTTTGTTTAAAACTTGAATTTGTAGGCTGGGACGATAACGGCAATGATGTGTCTTCATCAATTAAACCTTTTTATATCCCAATAAAATTTACTAACACTGATTTTGAAGTAACAAATCAAGGCAGTGTATATAGAACTAAAGCTATTCCTTATAACGAGACAGGTTTAACAGATACTGCAAACCAAGCACAAGTTTCTATTAATGCATCAGGATCTAGTGTTCACGAAGTGTTAGAATCTGGAAAAAATTCTGTTGCAAATATTCTTAATGACCGTATTGAAGAATTAGAAAACAAGAACTTAATCAAAGGATATGACAGATATTTAATTGCATTTCCTAAGGACAAGAATGGCTTAGTAAATGCGATAAAAAACCAAAATGTAGACCTAAGTGCATTAAGAGCTACAATGAAGGCAGAGGAACAAGAAAGAATACGTCAAGGACAAGCTGAACAAAGAGATTTATCTGATCCCGACACTGAAGAAAGTGCTATTCCTGTAATTAGTTCTAATGCACCAAATACTTATTTGTATCTAAAAGCATATGCTTCTGATATCAATAATATGAATGAATTAGGTAGAAGTTTATTATTAGAAGACTCTAGAGACGGTGCACCACAACCTATGCCAGATGCATCTAGTGTTAATAATGAAGAAACCCAAACAAATCAAAGACAAAACAACGAAAGCCAAACAGCAAATAAAGCTAGAAGTTATCAATTTAGCCAAAATGATAAAATTACAAATATTATTGAAACTGTGATGCTCAACTCTGCATACGCAAGAGACGTTGCAAAAGAAGAAAGCGTCCAGGGTTTTAAGAAATGGTTTAGAATTGAAACCTTAACATTTATTGACAATGATAAAACAATGGAATGTGAATTAGGTAGACCTAGAAGAACTTATGTGTATTGTGTTCAACCTTTTACTCCTCACGAAGCTACTACATTAAGCGCAGGAGAACGTCCGTCGAGTGTTTCTTCTTTGAAATCTATGGTAAAAAAAGAATACAACTACATTTACACTGGAAAAAATGAAGATGTATTAAATTTTGATATTAACTTTAATAATGCATTTTTTAATAGTCTACGTGCTGATATGGCACAAGGTAGAGAAAGCATAAATCAAGAAACTACAAATAGCGGACAACAACAAGGTTCTGAAATTGCTCGTCCAAAAGCCCCTTGTTCAACTAATGATCCTACAGGACCCGCAGAATTTACCTCTCCTGGTGCACCTAGTTCTGGCGGCGCTCCTAAACCTACAGCACACGGTACAGAAGCACGTATTGCTCAAATGTTCCATGAAAGATTAGTAAACAGTCAAATTGATATGATTAGTGCTGAGATAGAAATATGGGGAGATCCGTATTTTTTACCAACAGATTTAGGAAACTATAGTGCAGCTCCTCAAGATCCTACTATAAATGCTGATGGTGCAATGGAATTTATGAGAAACGAAGTTTACATACTTTTAAACTTTAAATCTCCTTTAGACTATCAAGTCGCAGGATCATTAATGGATTTTCCGGTGTTAGTTCCACAGTTTAGTGGATTGTATCGAGTAATTAGCGCACAATCAAATTTTGCAGGAGGACAATTTAAACAAACGCTTAAAATGATACGTATGAAAGGACAAAACGACGAAAGCACAACTGGAAATAAAACACCAATTATTCTAGCTTCTAAAGAAAAACGTTTAGACAGCGGCGGAGCAGCAGCAAGCGCACCTAGCGATTTGGCAGCAGCTCAAGCATCTCAAGCAGCTCAATCTGCTGTATCGGAAATTAAATCTATAGTAACTAATACAGTTAATGCAGTTACGTCTGGACCAGATGTAGTTCGAACGCAAGAATTGCTAATAACAGGAAAAATTGAAGAAGGTGTAAAAGAATTAGTAGCTGGAAAAGTTTCAAATGTATCAGATTTTATACAAGCAAATCCTGAATTAAGACAATTTGTAGCACAAAGCACTAAAGGTGACAGAACAAGTCTTGTAAGAGATACAGTTCAGGGAGTGTTTCCGTTAAAATTAGGGTTTGAAGCAGGGCAAGTTGATCCTGCACTTGCTGCCGCAGCGAACGCTAGTTCACAAGCAGCACAAGCAGCAGCTCAAGCAAGTTTTAGAGCAAGAGAAGCAGCAATTGCTGGAGTTTCAGCGGCCACAAGTCAAGCCGCTGGCACCCGTCCTCCTGTAAATAGAACAGAAGGTCGTCAATATAGTGAAGCGTATCTAAGAAGACAGGCTAGACGAGCAGCACAAAGCGGAGGAGCTGGTTAATAAATGTCATATGAGATAACTGATCAAGATAAAGCACTTCTGCGTCTTGTTGCGAAACACGAAGCAGGAACTTATGACATGATATATGGCGGAGAAACACACCCATTAACTCAAATGCTTATTGGTGAAGTTTTACAGTTCCAGAATTCGTACATGAAAACCTGGCGCTCGTCGGCAGTTGGCAAATATCAAATGCTTAAAGCAGTTGTAGAAGAAAGTTGCCGTCGTTCAGGATTTGATCCTACACAAGTTCGTTATACAGCAGAAGTTCAAGATATTATGATGCTTGATAAAATCAAAGCACAACGCAAATATAACGAATGGAAAGCCGGAGAGCTTTCGACAAATCCAGATCCTGCACAAAAGGAAATTGAAAACAGCCAAAAGTTTATGGAATATCTTGCAGCAGAATGGGCAAGCTGTCCAGTTCCGTATGATATGCCTGCAGGTTCATCTATTGTTTCTAGTAGTCATCCTAAGCGTAACTTAACAAAAGGTCAAAGTTTTTATGCAGGTGACGGACTAAACAAGTCGCACCACGATGCAGATCAATTTTTATCTGCACTAATTGATATCTATCGTGGAGGACCTGGAGAAATTGAAACAATTCCAACTGCACAAGGCAACGCAGCCGCTGAAGGTAGAACTGAAACTCCAATTCCTACTGCACTTGTTGGTAGCGACGGGTATCGCCAAGAAGGAAATACTCCTGAAGCTAGAATGAGAAATTTTGGAAGCGGAGGTTCGAGAGTTACAGGCGGATCAGGAAATCGACCTGCATTACCTAATAATTTACCGGATGCAACAGATGTTTACAAATACGAAATAATTGACCCATTAGATGATCGTTATGATTTTAGAACAGGTAAAAAAGTTGCTAGATTATTAGAAAACGGCACAATGTCAGTACAAGAAAATGCACCTGGAAGCACAAGTACTCCTGGAGGTGATTTAGGTGTAGCAGGTAACGAAGGTGTTGATCCAGAAACATTTACAATGCAGCAAGTTAATGAAATACTCGACAGCAGAGATGCTTCCTCTACACAAGCAGGTCGATATAGCGACACACCGGGGTTACCGACTTCAACTAATACTGTAACAGGATCAACTAGTGGCACAGGAGGTTCTGCCGGCGGAGGAGCAGGCGGAGGAGCAGGCGGTGGTGGTGGCGGCGGAGGCGGTGGCGGCGCCGACGGACTGTCAGGAAAATTATCACCTATTAAGAAAATACCTAATCCTTTAGATTTTGATTCAAAAGGAGTACCTACAGGGTTAGGTAAGTCAGGGTTAGGAAGTTTAAAACCACCAGCAACAATATCTGCACCGGCACCGGCAAAATCTGGATTAAGTACTGCTCCGCAAAATAATGATCTTGCAAGTGATGTTAATGATTTATTAAAGTCACGCACAATAGAGTTACAAGATAGTTTAGACACAAAGAAAGAAAGTGTTGATAATTTATCAGCAACATTAAAACAAATTGTTGATGACGAACCGTTAGTGTACAAGCAAGAACTAGATGATCGGTTATTAGAATTAACTAACGAAGGAGTTGTATTGTACGACAGAATTGAAGAACTTAAAATCTCTGATCCGGGAAGTGACGAAATTGTACAGTTAGAAAGACAGTTATTTACAAATGAATCAGCAAAACAAGTTATAGAAAGTAAAATTGATATGGGATATCCATATGGACTTACAATTAACTCGGTTAGTAATAGAGTAAAAAATAAAACAAGTTATACACAATCAGTAAATCAGTTGAAATCTAAACTAAATGAAATTGACGAAACCAAAGCTACAGCAAAGCAATCTGGTGTAGATTTAAAAGGCGGAACTTATACAACAAACTATCAAACAGTACCACCGGTGGTTACGTTTAAAAATAATTAATGTAAAGTAGAAACATAGATGGCAAACCAATATACAAGAACAAGAGTTAAAGAATCTAAAATAAGAGACCGTGGTCCTTATGAGGCAATCATTGTAAGTCATCTTGACCCATTGTACATGGGTACGTTAGAAGTTGAAATATTGAAGTACGACGGTGCTTCAGGCACACCTGAACGTAGCGGTCAACTTGTTAATGTTAGATACCTAAGTCCTTTTTACGGTGTTACACCAAATAAAGGATTAACACCTAATGACGGATACGAATTTACCCAGAAAAGTTACGGCATGTGGGCTGTTCCTCCAGATGTCGGAACAAGAGTACTTGTAATATTTGCAGAAGGTAGCGCAGCATACGGTTATTGGATAGGTTGTATCCAAGACGTTGGTATGAACTTTATGTTACCGGATGGTCGTGCCGTTACAGAAAATACTACGCCCGGTACACCTGATAATTTAAAAGGTACAAAACTACCAGTAGGTGAATATAATAAGTTAATAGAATCAGGATCTAAAATAGATCCTACACTATTTGAAAAACCCTACAACAAAGACTTTACAGAAATACTAGAAGTACAAGGTTTAATACTCGACGAAGCAAGAGGTACAACTACTACTAGTGCTAGACGAGAAACTCCAAGTATGGTATTTGGTATTTCAACACCAGGACCTTTAGATAAACGTAACGGCAATCCAAAAGCAAAATATGGTACTAGCACAGGTGCTGCTAATGTTCCGTTTAATAGACTAGGCGGTTCTAGTTTTGTTATGGACGACGGTGATGATAAATTTATTAGAAATACACATGCTGCCGACGGCCCGCCAATTTATATTAACCGAGAAGCAGGCGAAACTGGCGGTGACGAAACTGTTCCGCAAAACGAATTAACACGCATTCGTACTAGAACAGGTCACCAAATTCTACTACACAATTCTGAAGATTTAATTTATATTGGAAATAGTCGAGGCACTGCTTGGTTAGAAATGACCAGTGATGGTAAAATTGACATTTATGCTAAAGATAGTGTAAGTGTATTTTCAGACAATGATCTTAATTTATCTGCTAGTAGAGATATTAATCTTGATGCAGGCCGCAATATTAATATGAGGGCTACGGCGCGATATTCAGATAAAAAACAAACTGATAACGGTAAAGATTCTGGTAGAGTAACAATTGAAAGTGCATTTAATACTCATATGCACGTTGGCAAAGACTACCATTTAACTGTAGAAGATTATAGTCATACCGTTGTTCATAAAGACATGAGAACAACAGTTGATAGAGATTATCATTTGAATACCGATAACAACATTTATCAATCGTCAACTAAAGCAACACATCATACATCGGGTAATAGTTTTTACAGACGTTCAGATGCTAACATTTATGATATTGCTGCCGGTATACATTTTTTAACAAATACTGGCATGCAAACACGAGTTGAAGGCGGCGGCAACAGTCATTCTTATGTCGAAGGAAATACTGAAACTACTGTTGACGGTTATAGTCATACAAAGATCACCGGCGAAGTACATTTAACATCAGAATCAAATATTAGACATAAATCCGCAGCAGAATATGTTGTACTGTCTGCTGAAGATATACATCATGCAGCAGCAGCAAGTCATCATATTATTGCTGGCGCAGACTCCTTTCATAATGCAGTTGGTACAGTTAATATTCAAGGCGGTAGTTTAATAGCAGCAGACTCTGCTGCTATTGAATGGAACAATGGTGCTAGTTCGCCAGCAAGTGAAGGCGGAGTTCCAGTAGATCCTCTTGAAGCATTACGTTCAACAACAGCAACTCCAGCAGGACCTGCAACGCCTGTTGAACCTCTAAGAATGATCACTTTACCTTATATTTTACCAGGCGCACATACAGCAGTTGATTTTGAAAGTATACTAACACGAGCTCCACAGCACGAGCCTTGGCCGCACCATGAAAATGCTAATCCTTATGGATTTAAACCTGAAGAAACTGACAGAGAAGAACCAGGTGTGCTTCCACTCAATGACCGTGTACTAACAGTTGACTCATTCCGTAAAAACTTAGATGGTATTGCAACTAGTAATCTTGTTCAAAGTAGTGCGTATACTGCTGGTTCGTTTACAGGTACAACTGGAGACGGTATTAGAGCCCAAGACGATCAATCAAGTGTTACAACTACTGGTCCTAGAATTACTGGAGCACCTCCAGGACGCA